TTTATGATAGTAGGAAATTAAATCAATTACTGCTAACTTGAGATCTGCGGGGCAGGTTGCGTAGCCACCTTTATATATTACTTTAACAGAGCCTGGGCCTCTTGGAAACTCTTTATAGCCTGTAGAACCATCACTGCGGTATACAGTGTCTGTCTCAAGGTCTACATAATAGTCTCCATTTGCTTCACTGAGAGTAGTATATGCACTAGTGATGGTTTTTCTTTCTTGTAAGGAGATAACCTCTACAAGAGGGGCCTCTTCAAGAGAAACCATATAAGTAGAGTAGTCTATATTAAAAGTCTCTGTTTTGTTGTTATTATTGTAGTGATCAATAATAGTACTATTACAGTAAGTTTTTACTAATTGACTCACAGAAGTGACTAATTCCTCAAGACGAACATCATCACCGAAGCCGGTAATCTTTTTCGCTGTTTTATAATCATCTAAGGTTATTAAATTTGCCATTCTTTATAAGTCCATTAGTAAAAACTTAGGAGAGCGAACTCTCCTTCGTTTTTCTACTTTGTAAAATAAAACAATGAGGTGGCGAACCACCCCAAAGTTATTAGTATTACTATTACTCGGCGTCGTAGATAGTGTGTACTGCTGGGAAGTTTGCAGTGTAACCGGCAACCAGCTCAGCGAAGCCAATTGACTGGCTAGCAACAAGATCGGTACGCTGGTTAGTTACTGAGTAATCAGACTCAATGCTAACGCCGCGCAGACGAGGAATAACGTAGTTACGAGTGTTAACCAACTGGAATACAGTATCGTTATCACCACGAGTAAGCAGATCAGAAACAACAACCTGGATACCGTAGATAGAACCAACAGTACCAGAAGTCTTGCTGTTCAGATCGCCTACCTGAGAAATATCAGCAAAAGCTGCGTCTTGCATCAGTTCCATGTAACCTTGTGGGCTAACAATCAGTGCCAGGTCAGCAGAGTTAATACCATACTTACCCATCTGTGAGCGCGCCTTAACAACTTCCAAAGAAGTCAGAATCTCAGCAGCATTGTTGTGAGAGAAGTCAGTTACAGCAAGACCACCAAGAGCACCAACGTCTTGAGACAAGCCAACGCCTTGGTCAGTGCCATTAACACCAACTAAACCGCTGATAGATACGCCATTATCACCAAACATACACATCTTGTCTTTAGCACGTGCATGAGCGCGAGCCATAGCAGACTGAAGCATAGGAAGCAGAGACACAAGAGTCTTCTCGTCAGTGTCATTCAGCAGGTTAGTGCTAGAAATCAGACGATGAGGCTTCAAGATTACTTGACCAACTGCGTAAGCAGAGTTAGTAGCAGCAGTACCGTTAGTGTTGTTTTCCAAGTTACCAGCAGCAGCGGCAGTAGCGAAGCTAGCTGCTTCAGCATCTGGATTGATTGGCAGAACGGTAGCACCACCACTTACAGCGATTTCACGGAAAAGGCCAGCTACTTTTTGCTCTAGCTTAACTTCTTCTTCGAACTGAGTAGCAACAGTAGTATCTAGAGAGATAGTTACGTTGCCAGTAGCAGTTACAGCTGCGCCGGCTTTTTCCATGATCTCACGACCATAATCAGTGTCCATACCTTTACCAGTAATTTTACCGAGGATGTGGGCGCCTAGGATCTCAGAACCTGTTGCTTCAGAAGCACCACGGCCAGAGAAGTCACGCTTGCTCTTACGCATAGCTTCCATTTCAGCAGCTTTCTCTGCGAGGTCTGCCTTATACTTCTCAACGATTGCAGCGTGGTCAGCGTTCTTAGCTTCAAACTCTTTTTCGAGGTCAGCTTGTAAAGCTTCTACGCCAGTTTGAATACCGGTTTCGATGCTTGATTTAATTTGTACGCCTTCAGCTGCTTTAGCGGCTTCGGCTTCTTGAGCTGCTTTAGCTACTGCTTCGTCAGCTGCTTTTTGCTCGGCTTGCTTCATAGCAATCTTAGCAGCTGTGTCTTCAGCTACCTTCTTTGCAAAAGCTTCCAAGTCGATGTTTTGATTGTCCATTTTGATCTCCTGATCTGCGGAATTAAGTTCCGCGCTTTTCGGTGTGTGGTCACTAGCTATATTTGAAGAGATATCTTCGTCCTTAGCCAGAGACTGACCGGCTAGATCTACACGATTAGTGAAAGTTTTTTTGAATTCTTCGTACTCATTAGTTGAGTCGAAAGACTTCGCGAGCGAAAAAGTAGCTGACTGATTGCATGGTACGGAAACAACCGATACCTCAAACAATTCAGCGTCCTTAATCATTAGTCCATCGGTTTCCTTGATGTAATCCGCGTCCTTGACTTTGAAACCGACGGAAAAGGCTCCAAGGACACCGTCTTTAACGAGTTCAGCAACATTGCCAGGGGCATTTTTGCTGATCTTACATTCGAGTTCTAAACCATTTGGTCCTGCTTTCATACCTGTGGCTCGACCAATTGGTCTGTCATAGTCATGATTAAACAGAATAATTGGATTTTTCTCAAAGTTTTGTAATCCACCTTTAGTCCAAGCCTCAGCTGAGATTGTATCACCTGCGCGATCAAAATCTGCTGTACTAGCCATACCACGGATCATTACTGATCCATCGTCTGATTCTGCGGCCTTGAAAGTAGATGTTAGATTAAAAATCTTATTCATATTATTTCTCTACAGTACTTGCCCTGAGTGCTGCTAAAGGGTCTTGTTTTATGGGCTCTGGCTCATCTTTAATAGGTTGAGCTAGTTCCCAGTATTCTGGGTGGTGCTTCTTGAACAGTTCTAACATTTTAGGGTACCCACCTATGGTATGTGCCATTACTTTGTCTGTTACAGGCTTTCTGCCGTCTCGCTTGAAAGCAGCGTAAGACTTAGGTAAGCCGTGCTCTGCGAAGTATGCTGCTAACTTCTTTAGCAGTTGTTTATTATACATCTTCCTCTTCCTGGGACGGTCTTCCGCCCTCATCTGGGTTTGCTGCTGATCCTGCAATATTCGCAGGAACTCTTATATCTTCTGCTTCTTCTCTAGTATCGTATCCTAATGCTTCACGAGCTTCGTTCGGGCTAATAATACCGCCATTTACTAGTGAGGTATAGTACGCTGCACTGTCTCGTAGCTCTGGCTGTAAAGCCGGTACGTTTGTTACGTCTTCTACAATCTCAAAACCAAAGAAACGGGAGAACCCTGAGTTTAGTTTCGCAACGATAGGTAGTATGGTCTCAAGGTAATATAGTCTCATATTCGGACGAATATTTGCGTTGTTACCTGAATCTAAAAGAATAGGAGGTACTCCCATTGCTTTTAAAATAATCTTTTCATTCTCAGCAATAGAGGTTTGAAAGTCTAAATCTTTAAAACTTACATTTGAAATCTTGTCTAGCTCAATACCACCGTCAAGGATAAGAGGACGTCTGCCACCAGTATCTGGTCTATAACGGTTCTGCCAAGATACCATCATACGCTCTTTAATTTTATCAGACAAAGTATTCGGAGATTTTAGTACTAGACCTGGAACAGCTCCGTTCTTAAAGAAGTTATCTTGGAAGTCTCTCATTCGGCTAATAAGTTGCATAGTGCGGAGCGCAGGCTTCAGGCGTGATACGCCTCGATAAACATCATAGAAAGAGTTGTCTTTGATGTGGATAATTTCTTCCGGGCTGTACTCAATATCATTATACATATACTTCTCAATATAAGTCCTAGAGTCTCCATGTATTGTTACCTTGTCAGCAGGTAGATGATAGAGGTGGGCCCCATCAAAGTATACAAAAATGTTGCCATCAAGCATAAAATCAGTAATAAGATTACGTCTAAAAGTGTTGATGTCTTGGAAAGGGTTTGGTTCTTTTGTGAGCAATAACTCAACTTTAGATCTCTTCACGCCTTTAACAATACCTGGTCTAGCCACAGGCTTGACGGTGGTATTAACACCCGCTGTGTCGTCTACGACAATGTTGACGGCTCTATTTACAATCTCTAGGCTTTCGTAGTAATGCTCGTAATTGGATGTGTATTCACGAGAAGATTCAGTTTTTCCGCCGCCCATATATTGCTGACCCGGATTAAGTTTCTCAACTTCTTCCGTTCCCGCTTTATTTTGAAAAGGATTATACCAAGCCATGTTTTTCTCTTTGAATCTCTACCCAGCGCATTTGTTTCTTTGCAGTCCCTAGCGCAGGGTCTTTGCCATATATTTTGTGAAGGCTTAAGTGGTGCGTATGGCACAGTGTTACTGTGTGATCATACAGCTCGGCACTATGCTCTTCAATGAAGTCGTCCCTGAGTGCTTGTATATAGTCAGGGTTCAGCTTGTTCTTTGTAAGCCACTGGTTTAGCAGTGGTGTCAAACTATAAAAATGGTGGAAATCAAGTTGCTCTGTTTCGCCACAAATACGACATTCTGTCCCTTTCTCATACTTGGACTTTGCCTTGTCTCGTACATACTTTACTGCGTCGCGTTTTAGTTTAGGCATTTTCTTTCCGGTTCTTCATTTTTCATTAGAAGAATTATATCGAGTTTAAGGTAACTTGTCAATAACTATTTTTCCGCAGGTCATCGCTAGAAGGAAACATTTGAAGTAATAAATGAGTACAGTGCGTAACGAAGTGCGTCTGCCATGTGTGATGCCATGTTATGTTTCGGTTTTTCCTTTATAAGATTCGGATTTGGATCCCATTGATACGCATCTACACAGGAGAGCGATTCCTTCGCAGCTTGATCAACAAAGAGGGAGTCGTTGTCGATAATGGCTGCAACATGGCCAATTCCATCGATGATAGATTTCTTCGCGTTAATAGTTGATATTCCATAGTTCTGCGCGAAATCGAACCTTGTTTGTTGAGCAGCTGAGTCAATATAAATATAATCAATATCCCAACGATCAATGAGTTTTTGGATCTGTTCTGCATGTTGGTCTGTGGTTCTCTCGTTATTAAAATACTCGTCTAGTAAATAGAACTTCTCGGTGTCCCAATCGTAAGCAATTACACACATTGCAGTTGGGTCTCTAAAACCAACATCGAGACCTGCAAATACATCCATCCTGCTAGTATCAAAATTAGCGAGGTCTTGTACTTGAGTCTCAAAGTTAAAGTTCCAGATCTGACCTTCATAAGTATTAAAGTCGGCCTCGTACTCCTGCTTGAATTCTGCCTCTGACATAGACTTTCGTGCTTCTGAAATATCGCTCTCAGACATCCGTGGGTTGTCTTTATAAGTAGCTCGAACACTGCACCACTCTGGAAACTCATCTGAAAAGCCTCGCATAAAGAACTCAGAGAACCAGTTATTGCGGCCCCGTGGGGTAGAGATAAAAATTGCTTTTGAATTTGGTTTATCTAGGGTAGGTCGGAGTGCTACGTTGAAAGCATCTCTGCCATCTGCAAGTGCGGCTTCGTCAAAGATAATAAGATCATAAGAACGACCTACACAAGAGTCAACCTGGTTTACAGAACCCATTCGTACTGTAGAGCCGTTGGATATTTCGATCACTTTATCTTTGGCGTTATCTTTTGTAACCTCTAGATCAAAGTGCTTAATCAAGTTCCTTTGTAGATCAAAAGAAATCTGAGACAAGGAGTAGTTAGGAGACATGATTAAGATTGTAGAGCCTGGTACTAGAGACACAAGCTGTCCAATAATGTTCGCAATGTATGTCTTACCTTGACGTCTAGAAATAGCCGCAGAGATAAAACGATACTTAGGGTTATTCACCGCATTGATAATTGCTATCTGCGAAGGTAGAGGTGTGATATTTAGTAGATCCAAATAAGGAGCTACGG